TTAGCAATAGTTCCTTCTTCTATTTGGATTTCGCTAATAACTACTGTTGCTGTTGATTGGTATTCTCCATAAACAATTATAGTATCATCAATTTCTGCTTGTGTTAGAACTCTTGATGTTCCATAATACCAAACACTTTTGCTACCATTCAAATAAATAAAAGGTTCATGCCCTGTTGTTTTAGCATTAATAATATATTTTTTCCCCGCAACTAAATCAGGGGCAAGAGCTTTTAGAGTTTGATTAGAACCATTAGCATATTGATTAACTGTTATAGTTCCTGTACCATAATCAACACTTCCTGCTTGTAAAGTTAAATTATTTATATTAAATAAATTCTTACATTTAACATCATTTACTGTTAATTTTCCATCAATTATAGCATCACCTTTTGCAACTTTTAAAGCCTCTCCTTTTTTAGGGATAGCATTAACACTTACTGCTGAATTTAATCTATCAAAATATGCAATTGGCATACCTCTATCTAATACTAAATTATAAGTAGTCTCTCCTATTTTATCTGCTATTCTTACTTTAATATTCCATTGATATTCATTGTCAAGATCTAATGTAGCCTGTACATTATCAGATAAACCTACCAACTCTGAATAACTACTATCTGATACTTTTTTATATTGATACTGAATAATCATTGAATTTTTACCATTTATATAAGAACAACTTCCATCTACTTTTAAGTATGTTTCTGAATAAAAGTTATTTTTTCTATTTAATGATATCAAAGCACTTGGTAGTTCCCAATTATCAACAACAACTGTTATTGATTTTGTGGCAGTTAATCCTCTGCTATCAGTAACTTTTAATGTAGCACTTAAATTGTTTGCAACGTTTACTGCTCCAAAATTTAAATCTCCTGTTGATGTTCTTGATTTAGTTATTGAATTAAATGTTACTTCATACTTGCTTATGGATGCACTATTTTTTGCAGTTGCAGTTCCTACTGTAAATAATAAATTACTATTATTTCTTATTATTCTTTGATTATCACCTGTTATTGCAGTAGTTGATGAATTACTATCTTTATAACTAAATGAACCTACTGTTGGTGTTTCAGTACCTTTAATTGAATAAGTTCCACCTGTTTTAGTTATTGAACTTGAACCATAAACAACTTTTACTTTATAAGTTCCACTTTTTGCACTTGGGATGCTTGAATACATTGCATTTGTAAAATTGCTATTAGTATAACCACTTATTGAAGCACCCGATATTTCATCTCCCCCAACTTCTGTTCCATTAGAACAAACAAAATATACATTTACTTTTCTGCTTAAAGGATTATATATACCTAATGTTAAATTGTTTCCTATTGTAAAATCAGGCATACTTGTAGCATAAGGGTAATTATAAGTTGTTACGCTTTTTGTTGAGCTTTCAGTCCATAATTGACTATCTGTTCTTTTTATTTTTATTTTTATATTATATCTAGTGTTCGCAGATAACCCTTGTACATTAAAAGTTCCATCTTTATTTTGCCTTCCTAATGTTTCACCATAAGTATTAGAACCAATCCACGTTGCTCCACCATCTAACGAATAATAAGTTGCATCTCTTTTATCACTTGTAGCCCATTTAACAACACATGATGTTTCTGTTACATCTGTTATTTCAAAAGTGTTTATCGTTAAATATCTTGGTATAGTAGTTAATGTTATTGTTCCACTAGCACTTGAGTAACTCGGTGTAAAATCTAGTGTTGACATTGATGAAGATACATTAATATCTTTTGTACCATCGTCATTATGTTTTACCGAAAAAGTCTCACTTTGTGCTAATACCCATCCACCTGCACCTACATTTGTTGGATATGAAAAAGTCTTACTGTAACTTCTTGCCTCTCCATTACAATTAATACTTACTGTTGCATTACCTCCAAAATAACTTGAAGAACTTGCTCTACCTAAATAAGTATTTATTGTTATACTTGAAGTATTAGAATTTATATCTGTACTATTTTCAATAACCTCCATCTTCCAAATCCAATTGGAGTTATTAGTGCTACCTGTTATTGTTTTTGTTTGCAAAGCCATTTAATCACCTTCTAATTAACTGTACTAACTAGACCAATACCATCATTAGTCATAGTTCCTTCATCATCATAAATTGTAATAGGAATAAATCTCATCTTATTACATAATGTTATTTCTTCTTCTACCACTGATTTTTTCATGTGAAATTCATCTTTATCTACCCAATATATTTTATTATTATTTTTATCAAAACCTGCAAAACCAACTTCATTATTTAAAAGCACATATGAACCATCTGTACCATACATCTTTAAACCTGTTTTGTTCATTTCACCAATTAAATTATGAGCCTCATCATATAACTCCAACATACCACTCGAATTATTAACTCCACCTAATTTTAAAGTACCACCTTTTATTAAGTCTGCAACTAGATTAATTACATTTATTTGTTGCATATCAAAAGTTCCATTGATGCTCCAAGCACTATTATAAGTTCCATTAATACCTGTATTACTAAAACCTATTCCTGCACTATTAAACCTTAAACAATTAATTGCCTCTTCTTTTGGTAATCTATCAACTATTATTATTTCGTTTCCTGTTTCATTAACAACATAACTACTTCCTAATACTGAATTTATTTTAGCAGTAGCCTCATCTAGTTCTTTTTTTAACAACGCTTTGTTTTCTTCAACTAATTTTTCCGTATCTTTTTTTGCATTTTCAGTTATTTGTTGTGATAGATTTTTAATTTCTTTTTTAAAATTACCAAATTCTATTTTGATATATTTTTTCCTTATAGCATCATAAACTATTCCAATTACGTTTGTTGTAATATTTACTTTACATTTAGGATGCTTAACATAAATTACATCTCCAACATCTGAAACATTTTCTATTTTTGCCTCTACTGAATAATTAACTTTAGGTAGTTTATTTTGTTGTAAATAATTATTAGCTTTTGCTTCTAACCATGTTTTTGTAGCGGTTAAATATTCTTCTTCTGATGTAAAGCCATCTTTATTTAATTCATTTTCAAATTTAACAACCTTTGTATATGTTTCATTATATAATTCTTCATCTAAAGTTATATAATCATTATCTAATAATATTGCAACTTCACCGTCAGTAGTATAAGGAAGTATTTTAGTGCATACTCCATCCCAATTTTCATCTATTGAAATATCTGTTATGTTTTTATTCTGCGCTAAAACTACTCCTCTATCTTCTCCTATACTTGATTTTATTCCTAAAGTAAAATTATCTCTAAACCAATGACCACTATATTTATCTTCACTAATTAATTCACTATATACTTCAAATAATGATTTTCTTACCATTCTTGTACTTAATGTTTTAGTTATATCACTAATAGTAGTAAATGGTGTTTTTCTATCAGTAGCATTATTAAAATGGTCTAGTGCATCATTACAATTTTTATCTACTGAGTTACTATCTTTGATAACATAATTTTTAGCATCATAAGTAAGATGCCAAGCCTTACATTCTACTCTATTATTTTTTATTTTAGGATTATCACATCTAAACCCTTGTACTCCCCAAGGTGTAGGAACTCTCACTATCATTCCTTTTTGATAAAATTCTAAATTATCAACTATATCTCTTAACTCTAAATAATAATCTCCATTATCTTGTTTTGTTATTTCTGCAACTAATGGATGCAATGTTTTAATTCCGTTATGATTAAATAACGTTTCATTACTATCATAGATCCTAAGCATTACAACCACCTACTTTTTGATGATATTTCTATATTACTTATAGTACCTTCCCAAGTTATTATATTTTCTCCTATTTCAAATATTGGGAACTCCCCTGACATATTTCTATTTTTTAATACTGTACCTAAATAGGCATCTTGTTTTTGACTATCAATTATAACTATATCCTCTCCATCAGGAAAAGTATAATTAAATAATGTATTACCATTTATTGTAAAAATAACAGTTCCTGAACCCATTATTTTAATTATAGGCTTTGAAACATAATTACCTTTGTTTACTACAACTATCTCTGTAATATCTTCAATTGATGAATTTGTTATTTCTTCTTGATATTCATATTTAAAAGGTTGAACTCTAAATATTATTTCTGCTGGTTGATATTTCATTAATCTATCAAAATTTATTTGCCCTATTACTTTTGCTTTATAATATTTATCTGGTTCATTTGATAATACTAAATCCCCTTCACCATTAAGCCATTTTATTATTTCATCTATATTATTTTTAGTTATAGTTATTTTGATTTTTTT